ATGTAAAGTCATCTGGAAAAGCACAGAAGTAACACTTGCAACCAGGCGGGACATCATCAATACAACCAGTCCAACAAAGGCCGTCGAGCAATTTATAGGTGCGAAGATATTCTTCTGTTGATAATTTGCTTCCATCAAAACGGTATTGGCAAAGAGACATGTTCAAACTCCTTTCTGCAAACTCAGGTGCGGCAACACCTTGCAGAAAGAGTATAACACAGAAAATCACAACCCAGGCACCAGAACATGGAGGAACAAATGATACCGGCAAGTGTAGCAGGAACAAGACGGTTCCTGGCAGAGTATGAAAGCCTGAAAAGTCTGCTCAGAATAAAGAGCAATAAAAAGATGGCCGAAGTGCTTGGTGTCAGTGAAGGAACCATAAACAATATGACAGCTAATCCGGCGTCAACAAACGGAGGACTGATCCTGACAATTCAGGAGATGCACCGGAGAGAACTGAAGAAATTGGATTAGGAAAAAGATATGAAGAAACACAGAGAGCTGTGGGAACCGGAAGAGCTGCCGGGAGTACCGGGATGGGCATGGTACATCACATGGGGAATCTTCGCGGCAGCAGGAATATTACAAATCATAAGTATTGCAATGCAATTGAAATGATGGAAAGGACAAGCGCAAGAGCAGCAATACCAGTAGTAATCCAATATCGAACATCTTCACGATGTTTGTCCGACAGACGTTCATTTTCAACACTGAGAGCGGATCTTCCGGAAAACGTTATTTCCAAAGGAGCATCAACAGGAAGTGGACCATTCGGATCAATGGCGTGAAGAAGTCGGTGATTCGGCTCAAAGCGGATGTATCCCATCGAACGAAGTGTATTCAGCGGATCGACAAGATCCTGATAGTCAATGTTCAGAATCGCGGAGAGCTGAAGAACAGTAAGACTTTTTCTGTTCGAAAACCAGGTAAGTAATTCGCGGGAATAGTTATCCATGATACACCTCCACAAAGATTGTAACACAATGTGGGGATGAAAGACAGTCAGAAATAAAGGGGGAAGTATGAAGGGCGAGAGCAATGCTTGTATGGAGTATCCGGTTCTGCAGAGACTGGAGTACATTCCGGTACGAAATGATCCGGAAAGGGAAGTGATCATCAATGAAGACTGCGATACAGACGAAACCCCATTGATGGATTTCGTCATGAGCTTAAATGATGTTATGTCATTCGCTGCAGGATTTGCGGCGGCGGCGCTGACGGTGGTCCTTGCTATGAACATTTTTTAGGAGGAGAGAAGAGATGACAGAGGTAACGAAGTATCAGTGTGATGTCTGCGGAAAAATCTATGAGACTGAGGAAGAAGCTGCGGAATGCGAGGAACAGCATGTCATTCCGGTAGCAGTCGATTCCTGCGAATATGAGACGGACAGAGCAGGAAAGATGGTTTATCCGCATACCATCTTTGTCAGGATGTCGGATGATTCAATCCGTGAATATGAGGAACCGTTTCTGAAATGAAATCAATCATTGCCGGAAACGAGAAGTGGAGGTGTTACCTTTGTGGGGCAGCAGGATACACAGAGGAACACCACATATTCGGCGGACCTTACAGAAAAGCGGCGGAACGATACGGATTGAAAGTTTACCTCTGCGCCAGGTGTCACAGAGACAACAAGTCAGGGGTTCACGGACAGAACCGGGAAGCAAGGCTTTATCTGAAACGAACAGGACAGAAAGCATTTGAGCTTTCGCATAGCAGAAAAGAATTTCTGAAGCAGTTTGGGAAAAATTATCTTGTAGACGACGAAGAACAAAAGCAGTTGGGGATGGAGGCATTTACCTGGATAAATGACAGTGATGGAAGCAGAGAAATTCCTGAATAGTTATCATAGCGCGAAGCTAGAGGAAGAACGGCTCCGGCTTGTTCGATGCGCCCTGAAGGATGAAAACATCACTGCTCCGGATGAAGAGATGGCAGAAAAACAGAAGCTGAAAGAATCAGCTATGATGTCGGTCATCGATGCTATTGAACTGATGCCGGACGGCGCGAGAAAAACCGTCCTGACATATCGGTACATCAACAACATGAAGCTCCATGAGATAGCGGACAAAATGTATTATTCGGAGGTCCATGTGTCCAGGCTGCTGAAGAAAGCGGTGAAAGACTTTGCCAGAATTCAAAAGTAAAGAGCTTGAAGAAGCCTGGAAGAAAGCATGGTCCATAAACAGTCAGGCAAAGCTCGGTGAATATCTCGGAGAAGTAAAGACAGAATTTACTTCATACTACTTTTGGCGGGACGCAGAAGAGAAGGATCGGTATTGGTATGATACCGAATCAAACAGACAGTTTCAGAATATGTTCCGCAATCGTTATTAGATCCTTGCGGCCAGGGGATAGACATATCACGGACTCTCACTTATTGAACGGCCGTTTCTATAAGGGGCCGCAGCGCGGCCCCGGAAAGGAAAACATGAGAAGCAGATGGGCAGAAATTGAAGCGGTGCTGAAAGAGGACCTGGATTACGCCTTATCGACATCAGAGATTGAGGAAGCCTGCAATCGGATAGCGGGAACAATCAAATCTACCATGAAGCTGAAGGAAGAAGAAGGTGTGGTCGAATCGACATTAATCGGGCATGTCAGATACTGGAGATTGAAAGGTTCAACCATCCCATTCCCACCGAACAACAGGGAAACAATAACGAGCGCGATAGAAGCACTCAATCGCCGCCTGGGAAGAGGTGTTACGGCGAGAGAAATCCAAGATGAAACGGGATGTGAGATTGCCGCGGTACATCGATCAGCACATTATCTTTTGGAATCAGGTGTAGTCAGGGCAGGAATAAAGATTAATCACAGACTGACGTATATTCTTAACAAACAAGAATTCGATGGACTGGCACCGAAGAAAGGATATTCAAGAGTTACACCGGAACCGGTGAAAAGACCGATCACGCCGGAAGAAGTGGCATGGGCCAAGGACAGATCCAGACGAGGAACAGTCATCGCGATAAGAGAAAGAGGAGATGACGGATTCCTCCGGACAATTTACACACAGGTAAAGAAAGTCTATCCGCATTTCTGCTACATGGAGAACGGATATGCAATCAAATGGTCAGATATGGTCAACTATTATCGCGGCGGAAGAAAGGTGGTGAGGGTTTAATGCTGCCGAAGCACTGGAAATACTATCTTTCAGGGCCGATTACAAATGCAGACAATCCGGAAGGGGAATTCTGCAGGATAGAGGAAAAACTGCGGGATTGGGGATATGAGGATGTAGTTAATCCCGTGTTCATGAGGGACATCATGAATCCGGATCTTACCACAAGACAGGAGTATCTGGGAATCGACTTTGCGCTGATGGATCTTTGCAAAGTGGTTATACAGCTTCCAGGATGGGAAGAATCTTTCGGGAGCTGGGCTGAGTACGGATATGCGAAAGCAAAGGGAATCAGCACGATAACATTAAAAGAATTTGCGGAGGAGTACGGGAAAAAATGAACAGATTCGGAGTAGTAATAGGATTTATTTTGGGGTGCATGCTTGCTGCGGTGAGCATGCCTTTAGTATGCCTTGCTGATGATGCTGCAGTCATCGAGATTGAAGCCAATACAGGAGAAGAACAGGTAGTGACATATACACAGGAAGATCTTGATGTCCTGGCTCATGTAATTTGCGGGGAAGCGCAGTGTTATTCGGACGAAGAACAGCTATATGTTGGTAGTGTAGTGTTGAATCGTGTAGCTGATTCACGATATCCGAACACCATTAAAGGCGTTGTGTTTCAAAGAGGGCAGTACGCATGCACAAGAGATGGAAATTATTACAGAGAACCAACAATTAGAAACTGGATGAATGCGAGATTCCTCCTGGAAAATGGATCTGTACTGCCGGTAAATGTGGTTTATCAAAGCGGCAGCAGGCAGGGCAAAGGCGTATATATCAGGACTAGCAGACACTATTACTGCTATTAAGGAGAACCATGAGAGGACTTATCATAGACTGTTTCGCCGGTGGCGGCGGCGCGTCTGTAGGAATAGAGATGGCCCTGGGCCGGCCGGTTGATATAGCGATTAACCACGATCCGGAAGCGATCAGGATGCACATGGTGAATCATCCTGACACAATTCATCTGACAGAGGACATCTTCAAAGTAGACCTGCAGGAATATGTCAAGGGAAGACATGTAGATCTTATGTGGGCGTCTCCGGACTGCACACATTTTTCCAAAGCGAAAGGCGGAAAACCGAGAAGCAAAGAAATTCGCATGCTGCCTTTTGCAGTGGTCAAACATGCTAAAGCGGTAAGACCTGATGTAATCATCATGGAGAATGTCGAAGAGATTCAGCAGTGGGGACCGTTAGACCAGAACGGACACCCGATAAAAGAACGTCAGGGAGAGACGTACAGGTCTTTTATCCGAAGCATGGAAGAGCTTGGATATTCCCATGAATCAAGGGAGCTTGTCGCTGCAGATTATGGAGCGCCGACGACCAGAAGAAGATGGTACGCCATATTCCGGTGTGATGGAAGACAGATTCGGTGGCCGGCACCGACGCATGACAAAGACGGTGCAAACGGAAAGAAAAAGTGGGTGCCGGTATCGTCGGTCCTGAATTTTGACGATCTTGGAAAGAGCATATTCGGAAGAAAGAAACCGCTTGCCGAAAAAACCATGAGAAGGATCGCCAGGGGACTGGACAAGTTTGTTTTAAACTGTCCGGATCCTTTTATTGTGCAGGTAAAGAAAGACGACACAGCACCATATATGATTCAGTACCATTCTGAAACGGCAAAGCACGAAGTCAGGGGGCAGGATGTAAGAGATCCGATCATGACGCTTGATTGCAGTAATCGATATGGTTTAGTATCCGCATTCCTGACAAAATTCTACAAAACCGGTATCGGGCAGGATATCAGAGAGCCGATCCACACTATCACTACGAGTCCGGGCCATTTTGGACAAATCAATATTCTGATGACGGACTGGAAGCACCTGGAAGCGGCAGGAGTTGACAGAGAGACGGCGCAGAAATGCACATGGGTTTCTGAATTCATCATGGAATATTACGGATGCGGAACAGGGCAGCAGGTAACGGAACCGATGCACACCATAGTCACAAAAGACAGGTTTGCATTAATTACGGTCCTTGGAAATGAATATGTAATCCTGGACATTCTTCTGCGGATGCTGTCTCCGGAAGAGCTGAAACGCGCACAGGGATTTCCGGAGGACTATATCATCGACAGAGATATCAATTACCGCAAGTATCCCACAAAAGAGCAGGTGGCAAAGATCGGAAACAGTGTAGTACCGATGATGGCGAAAGCACTGGTCCAGGAGAATGCAGGATATTTGAAGATCGGAGAGAGACGGCCGAACATATCATTCCATACACAGCCAAACGGCCAGATAGCATTCGCATAGGAGGTCAGATGATACTGCTTGATATAAATACACCACAATCATGCATGGACTGTGAATTGTTTGTAATCTGCAAAAACTATAGCAGAGGAAAGAATGCGAATTGTCCAATTAAAGGAGAAGCGATGATCAGTAAACCGGAACCAATGACAATTAAGATTAAATATTTCGATCCGGATATAAAGCCGGTAAAGGAAATCACAAACGGAGACTGGTTAGATCTCCGGGCAGCAGAAGACATACACATGGAGAAGGGAGAATATAAGCTGATTCCCCTGGGGGTAGCAATGGAGCTGCCAAAAGGCTATGAAGCCTTAGTAGCACCGAGATCCGGAACATTCGGAAAGTACGGTATCCTCTGCGCTAATAGTATCGGGATTATAGATGAGAGCTATTGCGGGGACGGGGATCAGTGGCATTTCCCGGCGTATGCAGTGAGAGGAACATTTATCAAGAAAAACGACAGGATATGTCAGTTTAGAATCATAAAGCACCAGGAAGAGATCGAGCTGCAGACGGTGCTTGAGTTGAAACACAGCAACAGAGGTGGATTTGGTAGTACAGGAAAGGATTAACACGATTCCGGGTAAACCCGGTTCCGGGGTGGAGAATAGATATGGCCCCGGGTAATAATTAACCATAGTGGCCGATAAAGCCGAGGCAAAATCCCCGGCAAGCATGGCAATCTTATTGTTTCCACGTTTACACATGGCGTGTAGCGTGGTGTGTGAAACGAATAGCGAGTATGAGCTTTGGAAAAGATAGTCTTGCTATGGTACTGAAACTAATTGAATTAAAGATGCCATTGGACGAAGTGGTATTTTACGATACAGGAATGGAATTCCAGGCGATTTACAACATCAGAGACAAAATGCTGCCGGTATTCGAAGAAAACCATATTCGTTACATCGAAATGAAACCGCAGGAATCATTCATGTATACAATGCTTGAACGTCCTGTATACAGCAAAGAGAAGGGAGAGCATAAAGGATATGGATGGTGCGGAGGTGTATGCAGATGGGGAACAACAGAGAAGCTGAAAGCGTTAGACAGATACGCTGAAGACCAGAACGCGGAAATGTATATTGCTATAGCAGCGGACGAAGCGGAAAGAGCGGAAAGAAATACAAAAACATATAAGAGATATCCGCTTATTGAATGGGGGATGAAGGAGGCGGACTGCCTGGAATACTGCAGAAGGAAAGGAATTTCATGGCATGAATGCGGTATTGACCTTTACGACATTCTTGATCGCGTATCCTGTTGGTGTTGCTGTAATAAAAACAAAAAGGAACTGCGAAACATATGGTTATATCTTCCGGAATATTGGGAGAGACTAAAGGACCTGCAGAGACAGCTTGAACGGCCGATGAAAAAATTCAGATCACAAAAATATGGGGATTATGGAAATGTATTCCTCATGGAGAAAGTGTTTGAAGAAGAGCAGAGAAACAGACAAATGACACTTAATGACTGGAGGATCAATGAACAACTCAAAAGTAATGTTCAGCAGCAAATCTTCTGAGTGGGAAACACCACAATATCTTTTTGACAAATTGGACGCGGAATTCAGTTTCACATTGGATCCTTGCGCGACTTCTGAAAACCATAAATGCGAGAAGTATTTTACCAAAGACCAGGACGGACTTCTGCAGTCATGGGAAGGGGAAAGAGTTTTCTGCAATCCGCCATACGGAGCCGACATCAAAAGATGGGTAAAAAAAGCGTATCAGGAATCGATGCAGGAGCAGACACTGGTGGTTATGCTTCTTCCGGCCAGGACGGACACGGGATATTTTCACGACTATATCCTGAACCGGTCAGAGATCAGATTTATCCGTGGCCGGCTGAAGTTCAGTAACGCGAAGAACAGCGCACCATTCCCGTCGATGATTGTAATATTCAGGGGACCGGGAATCACAAAGGAAAGCGACTATGCAGAGAGCAAATAAATCAAAGCAGAACAGCTCCGGAAAGCTGCTTGCAATCAGTATCTATACAGGCAGCAGGATAACGCCGATCGTACAGACAGAGAACAGACTGACGCGGAGAATGAAAAAGAGTCAGCGCAGGAAGAAAGACGAGCTGCAGCAATTTGTAGAGCAGGTCGAAAGAGTAAACGTAATATTCAAAGGACGGGACAATGAGAGTATCGATCGATAATGAGGATTTCGGCACATTGTGTATATGTGCTATCAGATACTGCCAGGGGCGGCAAACCTATATGCCGTCTCATGTGCAGTGGATCGTGGGACAATTCCTTGAAAAACTGACAGACAAGGATCTGACAGTGATGATTGATGACTGTAAGCACCAGAAAAACATGGAGCTGTACGGCGATCCGGTAATTGATAAACCGGGGTGGATAAGATGGGAAGAAGCTCTGAAAAAAGAGAGGGACCGGAGAGGGAAATAAAGGAGCAACCGGAGAGGAAGGACCAGGATGGACGACTTGATAAGCCGAACGGCGGCGATAGACGCACTAGACAGAGCTGCTGAGTGTTGGAATATCGCAGAACCATTTAACGAGGGGATGAGAGCGGGTTATAAGGCGGCTGTAACAATAGTGCTATCCTTACCATCCGCACAGCCCGAACGGGAGCGGGGGCGGTGGATCCCGAATATATACCCGGATGTGGGCGATGGTTATCGATGCAGTCAGTGTGGTGCATATCATGTGGTTCCATACAAGTTTTGCCATAACTGCGGTGCAGATATGAGGGAGGTGGATGATGAAAGACCTGATTGAAAGACAGGCAGCGATTGATGCGCTGACACCGCACGACGATGATTATCGTATCAGGGATGTGCTTGAGGATTTGCCTTCCGCACAGCCCGGACGGAAGCGGGGACAGTGGCTTGATGGTTATAAACGGCAGACATGCTCTCTGTGTAAAGGAAAAGGTGTTAGGTCGTGGAATTATTGCCCATACTGCGGAGCCAATATGAGGGAGGTGGATGATGAAAGACCTGATTGATAGAGCGATGGCGATTGATGCACTTGACAAAAGGTTTGATTCTATACCTATGGAACAGACAACGGAAATTCTACAGTTGAGAAAAGACCTGAGAGAATTGCCATCCGCACAGCACGAAATCGCAGAACGAACAACGGAAACGGCACAAAATGTATCGGATGGGGATTTGATTAGCAGAAAAGCGGTAATAGATGTGCTGCGCACCTGCTATGACACGGATCGCAAAGACTTTACAAACGGTGATGAATATATCAATTATGACCAAGCGGTTTTCTTGACAGAACAGTTGCCATCCGCACAGCCAGAAACAGCAAAACGCATTGTAGGTAAGTCGAGAGACGGAATGACACTTTGGTATCAGTGTGATATGTGCAACGAGCCTGTGGACGCACAAGATGACTTTTGTCGTGGATGCGGAAGGAGATTGACTGATGGATGATTTAATTAGCCGACAGGTGGCGATAGATGCCATATACAAAGTCGCGGAGATGTTTCCGTATAGGATTCCGGGGCAGTCCCAAACGTATCGACAGTATAACGAAGCGTGGAGCGATGCTTGTGATGCAAGTGCAAGGGCTATCGAGGATTTGCCATCAGCACAACCAAAGGCTATTCGTCCGAAGTTTGTGGCAGATGATAAATATCTCAAGAATTATTTTCAAACATTTCCACATTGCCCGAAATGCAATTATGAGTTGGAAACAGGGGATTGTTATTGTAGAGTGTGCGGATGCCACATTGATTGGAGTGAAGACGATGAATGATTTAATCAGCAGACAGGCGGCAATTGATGCCATTTGTAACTCAGAATGCGAGAGTAAATTTTGTGGAATGCCTTGCCCGGAGGTTGCGGCGCTTGAATGTTTACCACCTGCAGAATTCGCTAAAAACTTGCAACCAACTTGCAACGAAGTTGCAACCGATGACATCAATATCCAGGAGACGGACGGTGTTTATGAACACTGTGATGATTGCATTCATGAAGCCGACAGTATTGATATATGCATTTTGAGACAGTGCAAACATGCAATAGCTGAACTGAAGGAGTGCTATGAGCCTAAACAGCCGGACCGGAAGCAGGGAAATTGGATTTTCCAGGGAAACAGGAGCAAGACACTTTACGGTTGGTACTTCTGTTCGGAATGCGGCGCGTATATAGGAGGAAAATGTAATTTTTGCTCTGAATGCGGAGCTGATATGCGGGAGGTGCAAGAAGATGAGTGAATCATGTAGAAAAGGGCATAAATGCATGTGTTTTCAGTGCAGAGAAACGGATTGCGAAAGATATGAATCTGAACCTCCTAAGTGGGTAAAAGAGCTTGAGGAAAGTCAACTAACTCACGTTAGAGAGAAGATACTCGATAATTACGCAAAACGTCGGGAGAAAAAGAAATGAAGGAATTAAAACCATGTCCATTCTGCGGTGGGGAAGCTATCAGCGGATTAAAATGGAACAATTTTGACGGTGGAGACGTTTGGATTGAAGCATGTGTAACATGTAAATCATGCGGTGTTACGAAAACCAAATCATTTCGTTTGTCAGGTATAAATTTTGCACCTTTCGAAGAAGCATTAGATGCCATTAATACAGTACAGACAAAATGGAACGAAAGAAAGGGGAAATAATTCATGGAGCATGTAGTTCAGATCGGCGTCAACGTAGATGATGACGCAATTCAGCAGGCAGTAATTAACCAGGCTTCAAAGCAGGTTGCAGAGAAGATTGAGGATACAATCTTTAAAAGGGATTATTACAAGAGGGTTGCAGGATTCTCTGATGCCGCGGATAACCTGATGATAGAAGTAGTAGATAAATACAAGGATGAAATCATTGAGAGAGCCGCCATCATTGTGGCGGAAACACTGAAGCGCAGCAAGAAGTACAAAGCCGTACTAGCCGCACTGGATGAGGAAACAGAATGATAACTGTCACTGATGGATTTAATAAGTCAAAAGGAGGGAGAAACAAATGAGTATGAGCTATAAGGACGACGTAGAGAGGTGCATTGAATACCTCTGCGGCCAGAGAGCTTCCCTGGAAGGGTTCGAAGAAGGGGAGAACTACGAATGCTTCAAGAAATGGCAGGCCATGCCGGACGAAGAGAAGTGGGAAGAACTGGAGGAATTCTGCAGGGCGTTAAGAGCGGCCATGGACACTATCGCATACTATGAGGGGTGTTCCGCCATTATAAAGGCGAAAGAGGGCGCAGAGTATGTAAAGGAGATCGGAGAGAAGTATTACAAAATGGTGACGGCACCGATCTCTGAAAGATTCGGCATCGGATTCGGGAAAAAGGATGAGGAACCGTCATGATAGTTCTTTACGGAATCATAGTAGTTCTTTACGGAATCATAGTAATTCTTTTGTGTCTGTTAGTAGGGGCCATAGGGGCGACACTGGTTATTGCGTTCATGGTGATCGTAGATATGATCATTGATGTTTTAGATATGATCATTGATGTTTACAGATGCATAAAGAATTAAAAGCGCTGCCGGGAACCGGCTTTTCGGGGCTTGTATATCGCTTAACTTTAGAACCATATAGATCTATAGAAGGAATGCAGGGGTATGGGGAGAGTTTATTACAGGGAGCAAAAGCATATCTGTGGGAAAGATTATAATACAGCTCCATACATGGAAATAGATCTGTATCAGGTTACAGAGCAGGAGCATAGAGCAAGCAGAAGGGCGAAGAGGAAAAAAGCAACTTCTCTGGCTATGCAGGCATATAACGAAAAAAGGGCTAAACGGTATCATGTCCAGTTGGTGAATACCAATTTCGGAAAAGGGGATTTTTCCTGGACAGGAACCTATGACAATGATCATCTGCCGGGACCGGAGGATACAGAGAAGGTAGATAGAGATTTCACCAATTTCATCAAAAGGGTATATCGGTGGTGTGATAAGCATGGGACAGATCGTCCGAAATGGATCGCTGCTACAGAATATTCCACAAAGCAGGAAGACGGGGAATATTTAGGCCGGCACCATCATCATGCAATCATTCAGCACACAGAAGGATTAACCAGGGATATACTCGAACAGCTTTGGACAGATCGCAATGGTGAGAGCATCGGCATGTGCAGATGTGACAATCTGGAAGTAAAACACGGATCCGTCGAAAGTCTTGTTCAGTATATCAGCAAGAATAAAAGATGTGATCGGAGATGGCGACAGAGCAGAGGACTGGAGAAGCCGCAGACACCTCCGCCGAATGACACAAAGTGGACCAGGAGAAAATTCCTGCAGGCATCGACGATCTACATTGACGACAAAGCATTTTGGGAGAAACAGTATCCAGGATTCACGCTTGAAAGGGTGGAGTCTACGGTGAGCGACTTCGGGAACCGGCACACTACAGTTATCATGTACAGGTCCGGGACCTGGTACGGCGAACAGGGCAGCAGGAAAAGAAGGAGGGCGGGATCGTGAAGATCGACTACAAGATCATGTTGCTGAAAGAAGGGATACCAAAAAGGGCATTGTCAGAGATGGAAGGGGCCGGAGATTATCCATCCATCAGTGACTATCTGCAGGTGTACGAAGATACGGCGAAACATTTCCAGAGCATTCGCGATCTGCTCGGAGGATTGTTTGTCAGATTCAATATATCGTATCCGGAGGACTATGACGAAAGAGGGATGAGGGGCGGAGATATCATCATCCTGGAAGATATGGAAAAGGGTGAAAGGGCGGCATACTTCAAAGATGGCGTCGGTTTTGTCGAGCTTGATTGCAGGTTTTGGGAGGTGGAGCCGGATGAATGATGATTTCTGGTGGATGAAACCACTTGGTTTTATCAGTGGAATTGTAGTAGCTGAAATAGCGCTGAAAGTATGGAGTGGCCATGCCGTATTAATAGATCCGCTGTTACAGTTGCTGCAACACCGCTGACAAAACCAGGAATATAACGGGTGAAGAAAGAACGAAAGGCGTTCTCCATATCGATTTCGAATTTGTGCTTCCCTTCATGCGTAAGCTGTCCGCCGATCACACCTTCAATCGAATGATGTATACAACGGACATAACCGCAACGCTCCAGGTAAAGAAGGGCATTAATGAAATCAGACCACGGAATAGATACCGGCTCCGGGAGAGTGTATTTCGTGATACGGCGATAACCATACTTTTTCAGATAGTTGTATGTGTACTTTGATGTTTTATCCATACTGACACCACCAATGATTTTTGATTATTATAACACAGAAGGAGATAAAGGGTTTATGGAGATTGAGAAGAGAGAGATGCCGGAAGGAATTACAGCCGGAATGGGCGTGTGTAAGTTCTGCGGTCAGATGAGAGCATTCGAAGATGTTGGAGGACATAGCCAGGCAGAACTGGACGAAGCAGCAACCAATCTGTGTGTTTGTCCGCAGGGCGAAAAATACAGAATGATGGAAAAGAGAAGAGTGAAAATCACTGGAAAGATCCGGGACGTATTTGAAAAACTGCCGATCATGGAAAAAATTATGGAGTCCGCAGTGGAGGACTTGTTAAAAGGGCAGATAATACAGATATCCATATTGGACAGTGACGGCGTAAGGGGAACCATCAAAATGGGATCCGGAGGAGAAACGACACTGGAAACAAAAAAGGTCATCACAAACACGGAAAAGGTATAAAAGGGTTAACGAAAAAGGGTAAAGCAATAGGCCCCAGAAGGGGCCTATTTTAGAACTTTTTGAAGTAATCAGGACTACGGATAACCTCCCATTCATCTGTGACGCCATCGGCGCCGGCCATATGTATTCTTGTGCCGACACGATAAGGACCGACGTCCTCCAGGGGAAAGAGTTTTGTTTCACCGGTCCGGAGATTACGGATCAGGTGCTGAAAATTCTGATGATTCATGTTCAATCCTCCAAAAAGTGATCGCCAAAAAGGGTAAAATGATCAAAAAAGGGTTAAAAGTGTTCAAAAGGGTTAAAAGGAGCAGCAGGACCGGAAAAGGGGAAAAGGGCGCGTTATCGCTCCCATTTCCCTTTTTTGATATCCATTTCGGCAATGATGCCGGGATGATCCTTCAAATAGGCTTTATAGTCCGATATGGCTTTACTGCGTTCGGTGCCAGGATAAACCGTATTAGATTCCCTTGTTTCTTTTCCGGTATCAATGTATCGTCGGAAAAGGGTAAGATCATAAATGACTTTGTTTGTATAGCTGTCGCGGCGTCTTGTGAGCCGGACAACCGGAACCGTAGGAGTAGAAGCCAGGTAGTTATATCGCTCCTGCAGAGCTTTCCGGTATGCGGTCATCTGCTCAATGGTACGCCTGCAGTCATCGATAAGGGAGGCTGCAGATTTATCATACATCATAATATGCTTGACGTCATCAAGGGCAACAGGGCGACGGAGAAAACCATAAAGCCGGATCTCTGCATCATCGGCGCTCCGGCCGTAACGGGAAAAAAGGGTATCAAGAATATCGTGTTCAGTCATGTTGAAACCTCCGAAAAGGGTAAAAGGGATTAAAATAAAAGGGTTAAGGGCCGGCAGCGGGGCCGGCCGTGAAAAGGGTTAACAGGAATATCTAAAAGGGTCAAAACCTTGATCACCAATGTTTTTCAACCAGGTCCACAGAAACTGATCCAGTTCGGTGAGAAGTTTGGGAGAATACAAGAGGGAACCGTCAGAATCTGTCATGTAAACCTCATGAAAGACACCAACATAGTCGTTTCGATAGCTCCGGGGGTGGATGGTACCATGGGCAAAGTCAACAGAAAATTCCATATCCGGATCTCGCATCAAATCACCGTTCTGAATTCCGAAATGCATCATAGCGTAAACCGGCCGGCCCAGGTGGTCGTTATATCCGAGATATTCGATTGATAAAGGCATATAACCGGAAGACTCAAAACGGGCATGCATATCGTTGGTCTTGTTTACAGTAGCAATAAAGGGATAAATCATACGAAAATTCGTTGTGGCGTGTTTTGTGTTTCCCATGGTAGATCCTCCATTTCTGAAAAAGGGTTTTTAGTTGGCCCCTGTAAAGGGGTAGCACCTCCGGCCGGTATCGGGCCGGCCGCGGATTCTCTCCGGAGGTGGTAAGGGGTAAAGGGTGTTATGCTGCAGCTGTCGCCTGGTTGAAAAGATATTCAATGTCGGCCGGAGGTACGAAACCATACCAACATTTCTTTTTTGCGTTCCATCTCATTTTCAGGTCTTTAAGCTGTGCAATAATTCCGGTACCAGGCATTTTATCGAAATAAATTTCAATAGCGCCTTTACGCGTTCCGGGGGTGATGGTCCAGGCCGGAAGATCCCACGTTAACGGGGGGGTGAGTTTTTCGCTTAAACGCTTGTTTTCGTTCTCCAGGTCGCGGACCTGATTTTCAAGATCCTTGATCCGGGTGTTGCAATTGTGCGCCGTTGTAAGTAGTGCATTTATAAGCTGCTCTCTGGTTAAGCTGTTGATCTGATCCATAGTCATGGTTTTTTCTCCTCTCATAAGGGGTTATATTGTTTTGGGTAGTCCCTCCGGCCGGTATCGGGCCGGCGTTTTGATTCTCTCCGGAGGGGTCCGGTCCGCGGTTATCATCCGCGGACCTGTTTTGTTTCGTTGGTGTCGTTGTCGCTGACGTTGCTGCCGTAAGTCCTGGATCCATACATGTTTCTAATATCATCCATGGATAACTCTCTTTTGCCGCGTTTACGGTACGGATCGCGGTGATAATACCAGGACTTCTTTTTTCCGGCCCACTTGAAACCGGCCGCCTTTAAAATGTCTTTTGCGGCGTAAGTCTCACCGGAGACCCACAACCAGGACCCGCACAACTCAACCACGATCCCGGGAATGTTACGGAGTTTTTCGATAATGTCCATGAACTCCGCCGCGGTTTCGTCGGTCTCTTTTGTGTAGGTTTCGCCGGCCGCGTTTACATGAATGTTTTTTACTCTCTCCCAGGCTGCAGTGAATTCGTTCTGCATTTCCTGAAATGCTGCAGTGGTATCGGTTCCAGGGTTGTTATC